CCGAGAGACGGCGTTGCTTAGTTCGCTGGATCGTGATATCGCTGAGCTCGTTCTGAACGTACAGCAGGTAGTACGCATCTGGTGTCGTCCAGAACGCTCGCGTGCGAGGTGTGAAGCTGATCGACGCATACGGCAGTCTGCCATCGATCATCAACGCATTGTCTTCGTTTCTCAAGAACTTATCATGATCCCACGTAACTGCCTGAATCTTTCCGGTTCTGCGGTCTTGGACTTCGTAGAACTCCACATACTCCGGCTCGCCTGTGTTCATCTTCCCAAGCTTGGCCTTCACAGTCGAGCGGTAAGACTCCACAAAGTCTCGCATTGAAATCTGAGGCTCGAGATCACGAACGTTCGAGTACTTACGATCGGCTCGCAAGTCGTCGATATGCCGCACGACCCGATGTGCAATCCACGGAGTCGTTTCCAGACTCTTCGTTCCCCAGGGAACTACGATATCATGCGGCATCACCGCCGTACACCAGGGCATACCTGGCTGGACATTCGCATTGTACTCGATGTTTCGCGAGCCTGTGCGGTCCATCTGAGTCAGCGTCAACCCGAGCCTCAGGCTTCCTCCGAGGTCATGCGTCGGATCATAACCCCATTCCGAGTCATACCCGCACTTGATAATCCCTGTCCCAAACAAATACGCTTGGAGAATCGCGTCCTCAACCGCTTCAGGTATCCGCACCTCGTCCAGGAACATGTTATCCAGAGCTTCAACCTTCGGAGCTTTTTCCACCGACTGGAAGTCAACTGCAGAAATCGAGACCCTCGGACTTGGCACACTCAGGCTCGACATCATCGCATCGCCCTGAGACAGCAACACGTTCGGCCCGCAGTTGACCATGCTCTCATGCACAGAGTAATAGATCGCTTCAAGCGACCCCCACACATCCTCCAGTCCGAACTTTCTCCGGTACTCGAGGCCTTCTTCAATTTCTTCCATGATCTCCTCAGGAGACCATTCGCGGAACGGCATCGCGGTAGCTCCTCATAGGGTCAAAGATCAGGGACGAACGGACGTTTTGGGAGATGGCTCGGGCTTTGAGCTCTTCAACCGCAGAGTTGAAAGTCAAGTCCTCTCCGTTCTGTTCAAGTCGCTGCTGAGACTTGCTCCGAGTTCTTCGCCAGAGTTGGAGTTGCATAGAAAGTGTGTCAGCTAGGTCGTCGTGTGAGCCAAGCGGGAACTTGAGCAGCTCGCTCTGAAGCTCACGCATATGATTCTTGAAGAAAATCACTCCGGCTGCAAACAGTGGTTGCAGAGCTCGAATCGCCATTTCCTTCGCGTCTCGTCCCTGGCGAGGGATTTGTTCGAGGATGAAGTAAACCTGGTACTCCTTCATCAGCTCTTTGAGCCAGTACTCCAGGCTTCGTTGGTAGGCCACATTCTCATAACCAACAACCATCGGATTGAACCGCACTACATGATCGAAGATCGCTTTCGCGTGAGTGCCGGGATTGCATCGCTCACGAAAATAATCCAGCACGAAAATCTCCCCGGTCCTCATATCCTTCGCACAGGTCATGACCGTGGAGAAGTCGATGTCTTCAGTCTTAGCAAGCTCAGGGTCTGTTGCGACGTCTACGGTCGTGTAGATTGCAAGCTCGTTGTGCCGAGGATGCTGGTCGTAGAACTTAAACCACTCGGTCTTGAACAGCATATCCTCCGAGCGGATCGGCTTGTTCATGTACAGACACGAGAACATGTAGGGTCCGAGCGCGTGTTCGAGCTGGGACAGGACCTCAGCATCAAACCGCTCGGGATAGGTTATATCACCTTTTTCATCGCTCTCGCCGAGAGTGTTTTCTCTACAGGCTCGTGAGATGTTTTTGTAGCTCGGTTCGTTTTCATCAATCCACGCAAGCAGGTCTCGATCATACCAGCGTGTGCCTACCACGAGACTCACATCCGTCGCCGGATTGGTCATCAGCGGCAGGACGTTCGTCTTATGCCAGCCAATCGCCTTCTGCACGTCGTCGTTCGTCGGAGCAAGCGACTCTCCCCCGAACTCATCATAATCTGGCGCGACGGTGTCGTCCTCGATGATCAGGTTGTAGTGACGACTTACGACCCTTGTGCTTGTGCCTGCGGCCTCGTAAGTGCTCTCGGGATGGGACTCTGAGCGGGTTATGCACTTGCTGTCTGCAGTCCAGGTACACGATTTGGAGGGTACCAAATCGGGAAACAAGGCTCTGAGCATAGAGTTCTGTTCCCACTGATCTCCAATCACTGAAAGTTTTTTCTGTGCATTCGTAGCGGAGTTTTGCACAATCAAACACCGCACGTTTGGGTCGTTGATCGACCACCACATTGGGAACGCGATTGAGCACACGGTCGTTTTCAACCATCCTCGCGGGAACACGACCTTCTTTCGCTTGAGCTTTGTGTCCATCAAAAACTGACACAGCGGAAGGTGGATACGAGGGTTGAGCCAATCGTACCCGAGGATTCCCTTGGCGAAGAAATACAGGTCTTTCTTCGCTCGCTCAGCCAGCCGAGCTGTGTCAAGTTTTGCTGGAGCTTGGATCATGGGACTTTCGGCGTGCTCATCGGCGTATTGCTCGCACTAGGCGGCGTCGTGAACTTGTTCTTGAATGCTCCCGGGTCGCTCATGTTCGGTGCCGTTGCTGGAGCCTTGATAAACATCCCCGGATTGCCCTTCGGTACCTGGGGTGGGGTTGCTGTTGGCTGGTTGAATGACGTGGACATTGTCCGACTCCTTAAGTGCGATGTTCAAAAGCTCTACACGTTCGGCGGAGATGTTAATGACCGGAGCCGAGTTTCCTCCTGGCCCCTTGCCAAAAACGCGATCAAGCAGCGAGTCAGCTCCACGGAGCCTGATCGCATCGTCGTCCGAATCCAACAGCTGCACGAGTGTCTGCGAGGCTTTTTCTGCGGCTCCGTCCAATACCATTCGTGCTTTCTGCAGTACCGCGTTCCGATCCAGGCCAAGAGTTTCCACCTCTTTGGACTCCTTCCTCCGTCGAGCGACCTCAGCCTGGAACAGTGGAGACTGGCTGATGATCTCCACACTTCTCGACGTACAACCCAGCGTTTTCGCAATTGTTGTGTTGTCATGCCCCGCGAGGGTCATTGCGATCATGCTATGGTGCCGAGGAAGCAAGCGTTGGAGCCGCTTTCGCCGAAGGTCAAACTCTCTTGTACCTTTCGTGATCGGTGCTTGCTCGTTGATCATTTCTTCACCCACCAGTTGACTGTGATATCAGCCTCTCCCGAGAAGTTCGTGATCGTCACAAGGATAGGACCAGTTACTCCGCGAGGAACGGGGTCAATGTCCACACTTGCTGCAAGCCCGGTAGCAGTATGTAGCACGACACCAGTTGAATCGATAATACTGATGTCGAACGTAGCTGATCCAACTATAGCGATTCTCCCTCCAGCCTCACACCCTCTTCCTCCCCAGGACTTGGATCGATAGCTGTTGAGCAACGGCGAGGCTGCAACGTTTCCTGTAAACGCTCGGCTCAGCGACACAACTGTTTGGTTTTTTCCCATAGCTTTACTTCTGTGTCTCTCGGCCCTCAAGCACGGACGCAGTAACGACAATGATCTTGTTTGGGTCTCGTGGATCGGGCACGCGCATTCGAGGGTTTTCGATTGCCATTCGCAGAGCGACCTCAGCCGCAGCAGGAAGAGTGTACGTGCTTTGTCGCCAGTCTTTTAACTGACTGTTGATGTTGTTCAGATACAACACTACTGATCCAGTCCCGGCAATCACTGTTCCCAGAACAGCAAACAGGGCTCTGATCCCGAGCGTTATTTTCAGTTTTTCAACGTCGGTCTGGTCCAAGCCTTGCTCCTAGTAAAACCTGAGAGGGGCGAGAGTCCGTCTTACCCCTCCCAGGCCGAGACAAAAACGTGAGCCGTTAGACTCGTGAGGATTCCACAAACTCATGTGTGCCCTCGGTCTTGGCCTGCTCAGCCGCAACCACAGGACCGACTTTCTTAAACGCAGCGTCAAACTCGGGACTTCCAGCTCGTGCTACGTCGATTGAGTTCACAATCGCGTGACTGGTGTTCTTAGCATCCACTACTGCAGCCTTGGCTCGACCAAGACGAAACTGAGTAAAAATCCACCCGCCAAGTGGCAACAGGACCGAGCCCACAATCCCAGCCGGACCTAGAGCTGCAAGCAGCGGAGCGAGACTTCCAATACTCGCAGCTAGACCTGAGTCCAGGTCCAACGTCCCATCCGGCTTCGTCGCCGAGTTGAGCGTGTCGATCGTGACCTGCGTGCCTTTGAGCAACTTGAGGATTGTTGCCAGGGACTTCTCAGCCTTCGTGATTGCTTCAGGGTCTTGTGCAGCTTGTGCCAGAGCCAGCAGTCGCTCTTGCTCAGCCCTCTGTGCCTGCAACGACTCCTTTGTCGCCTGAGCTTGGACCTTTGCCTCTGCAACTTGCTCAGCCGTCAACCCACCACTACACCCCGGCCCTGAGACCACGAAACTCATACACACCACCAACAGCAAAACCACTTTCAACTTCTTCACGTTCTCGCTCCTTAGGCAGCGACAATCGTCGCGCCCGAGTCAATAGGAATATACCAGCACGACCACTTGATCGAGCCGGTGCTCGACGCCGCACAGCTCAGATCAATCGTCCCAGCCTCCAACACAAACAGCACCGCAACCGACGGATGACACCGACGAATCCCTGACGACAACGCACTCGACACTGAGTTCGGCAAGCTGTAGTACGTTCCTACTGCTCCCGCGGTTGTGTCCAGCACCGCGCACAGGTCCGTGTCCGCACCCGCTCCGGTCGGAGCATACACAATCTTCGTGTTGTTTGCTTGGGTCTGCAACACCGTTGTCACCTCCCCAATAAACATCGTCACCCCGACCCTGCCCCCGGCAATCGTAAACAGCGGGCTCTGCGTCGTCTGCGGCAGAGCCGCGGTTGCTCGCTGAACCTCCACCCCCAGCCTGTTTATCCTCGCCACCGTGCTCGCTGCGTAGTCTGTCCTGAGTGCTGCAATCGCCTCAACTAGTCTCCGCCGGCTGAATGGTCCGTCGCTCATTTTCCACTTCCTTTTGCTTTGATCTTCAGGATTTGAACTTCAAACCCTGGAACTCGCCTGGACGAGACACGCTTCGTCCTCGCGATGCCCAACTCCGCCAATCTTCCCCCGCACTCCACTAGACGCTTGCCGCGACCAGTTTCGTAGTTATGTATGGATGGAAGGGTTGTATAATGAATACTTTTTTCGGAGGGGTCTATTTGTTATATGCTACCCCCGGAGGGGGTGATGGGCGGGGTAGGCTCGTAAGTACTAACTAACATTACCTAGCCAAGCTCGTAAGTACTAACTAACAGACGGAAGCTTGTCAGCCCTAGCTAACTCTCAGGGTTCGGGGAATGATAGTACCGTACATCCGTTAGGCGAACAGGAGCCGGACGAGCGGCGGGGGAACAGCACCCTAGTGAACAGGGACCGTACCCTGATAGGTAGGGTGTCTGTTAGGCGAACATAGCCCAATCGAGGGTTAGGCCGAGCTAACTTAGGTTTGGCTTTGTTTAGGGTAGGGTAAACCCCTCGATAAACCACCTTACAGACCCCTAAACCACCCGAATTCGGCCCATTAGTGAAGGGACCGTTTAATTCGGGGCGTTCCTGAATTGCGCGTTCCTGAATTCGGTTTGAATGGGAGTTCGGCAATGAAGAGGAATATGGTAGCTGTGCGTTCGGGTGGCGAACTGGTGGATACAGTCTCTGTGGAGACGTTTGAATCCACACAGGAGGCATTTGGCTATCTCGGGGAAGCCGAATGTTTGGGGCTTATCAACGCCCAACACCTCGCGAACGTGACAAATGCGGCGCGGGCGAAGCATCGGGTGGAGAAGGAGAAAGAGCTGAAGAAGGCGTTGAACACGCCGGAAGTGATCGCAGCGTTGAAGGCTGCGGGGATTAAGCTGTAAACACCAAACAGCGAACAAACTACCCTCGGGAGGAGACTCTCGGGGGTAGCTTCTCCCGCAGGGCCAAGGGCAGAAATGCCTTTGGTTCTGCTTTGGCCGAGTCTCGTAGAATCGGCGTTCCAACTTTGAAAGGGAGCAAGTGGCAAAGCCAATGATTGGGCAAAGAGTAATGGTACAGACAGGGGTTGAGTTCTTTGAAGGAAGAGTTACAGCGGTGGGAGAAGGTTTGTTGAATGACTGGCCAGTTGCTGTGGAAGGGAGGTATGAAAGCTGGGGGGAAGAGACAGAGGAAAGCACGATTCTGGCGTTCTGGATTCAGGACTGTAAACCAAGGAAAGGGTAAGCAGATGCAAACGTTCAACCAATGGCTCAAGGCAGTGGATCGAAGGCTGGTGGGAAAGCTCGGAGCGTGGCATGAAGAGCTGGGGTGCATACATCCAAGGCGATGGGAAGCAATGTATGAGGAAGGGACAACGCCGGATGAAGCGGTGGAGATTGTGATGGAAGAGGAAGACTTGTGCTCAAGGCCAAAGCTCCGGGATACGGATGACTGTGAGTTGTGAGAGTTTGAAGTTCAAAGGCTGGACGAACTTTCTCAGGGAGAATGATTGTGGAATATACCAAGCTGGAGTTGGAAGAACATTTGGAATCAGCACGCAAGCAGCTGAGTATGGCTGAAGCAAGGCTGAGGGATAAGGATCTGAGGCTAGG